GTCCCTTTCTGCTGTTTTGGGATGCAATTTTAACCCTGTTCCTTTTAATAAATCGTATTTTCCTCCCTCTTTCAACAAATCGTTTACTGTAACAGTCATTGGGCCTAATTTAACGACATTTTTTCGTTTTAGCCCACTTGCCAGATTCTCACATTTGATTTCAATAGGTGTGCTTACACTGCATTTTACGATATAACCGTCAAAATCGGGAACGTTCTTGACAAATGCCTCTTTCTCCATTGCCTGAAGTCTCTCGGTCGCATTTTTGAAGACCTTTCCTCTATCTTTATAATAGCCTAAATATATCCGGATACGTTGTCCTACCTTAAAATCAGTCGGCTGGGCTGTCGAATATCCTTTTCGCTTTTCTACAACTGTACCGTCTATTAAACGCTCTGTATAAACAGTAGTTGCACCTTCTTTTTCTATGTTCTCGGAAGTTATAGTGCGTTTAATTACGGTTCCTCTTGGGAATCTGACAGAAGCTGAATTAATAAGTTTCTTATAAGTATCGTTTATCTCAATACTTTCACATTCCCGAATAACAAGGCATTTATTTTCATCTGGATCGTTAATTTCTATAACGTCACTATTAGCTTCCCATATTAGGATTTTACAGCACAATATATCAAGGCATTCTTTACCATCTATAATTATTGCTTCTGGAAGTTTCATACTTAAATGGTGTTAGAAGTTAATGATTCAATCATTTGAGCGGCTTGATTAGCAGCAGATGCTTTAACCTTATCAAGAAGAACTTTGGCCCAACCTTGTTTTTTCATTTGAGAGATTTCAAGGTTTGTTCCATTTATGGTATCTTGCACTACATTAACCGCGTCATCCGGTTCAACGGCAACACATGTAAAACTATATGGTTGAACATTCTTAAAGCCTTCATTTTGCCCCATATTGAAGTCTTTTATCAGAATTTGTGTCACATTGAACTGTTGAAACATGAGATTAAATACCTGGATAACTCCTTTATGTTGCATCAATGTTATAAATTTGGAAACTTCTGCATACGGATATACATCCGGATAATTGCTAACAATCTTTCCTGTTACAGTAAAATTTATATCGCCTCCTGAAATCAATTCTTTACGTGAATAATCTCTTCCTTGTACCTTGGTTAATACAAGATTGTTAGAACTTTGTGCTTGCACTATAGCACCTAAGTCTAAGAAAACAGGATCGCCGGGCACCTTTACTTCCGTAGCAGTGTTAAGTGATGAACTGGCAGCAGCTTCATTGCTCAATCCTTTTATTTTATCCCAATAAGTATTGAATTGAACCGTTTGAACCTGGCCGCTTTCATTTTTAATCCAAAGAAGTAAACCTTCATTGGCAGGTTTACCTTGATACTTTAATACAACCCCTTGTTTATTAAAGGTATCTTCATCTGCCTTCTGACCGTTCGTTATGATTTTCTGAAGCTCTTGACCTTGGTTCTTCTGATAGGCTGCGGTGGCATTCTTTCTGTCCAACTGGCGTATATATTTGGGATAAAGATCGTTGATGGTAGCAAAAGTCATTTGCATCATCGTTCTTTTGGCTGCATAAACAAATACATTACTATATCCTCTATTGGATATAAATTTCAATTGTCCATCTCTTTTTCTATAATTAGCTGCATAAAAGGCGGCATTCACACCGGTGTTTGCCAGCCCTTTACCAACATTAATCGTTAAATTAGAAAATGTAGAGCTTATAAAACTCATATTACATCATATTTGCATTAAAATCTTGAACTACATCTAACAAGGCGGTTGCTAATTCTTGTTTTACGTTTGTTATTGCCGCAACTTGTCTATCATCTGTCATATCAATTGTTTGATGATCCACGCGCATTAGATTTTCTATTCGTACTATTAATTGTTTAGGAGCTGCATTATAATTATTATGACTCCTATATTGAGACTGGTCGGCTCCGTTATGAAGGCTGGAGGCTAAATCTTGCTCTTTGTTACCAGCCGTAGGGTCCCACTTAAATGTATCTTTAGCATTTTTAGGGGTATATATTTTCCCACTTTTATCTACCCACTGTGGAGTAGCGTATGGAGCTATTGTTTTAGCTATATACTGTGCCCCGTCAAAAATCGCTTTATCACCTTCTTTCTGTGGACCATAAAAACCGCCCGTAGGAAGTTCGTACCCATTTTTAAGTATATTTTGGAAAGAAGATCTATTTATAAATGGGGCGAAAAGTGGTTTGTATTTAACATCAAGTTCATTGTAAAAGGCTAAAATATCATCAAATGTTTTTGTGATATGACCGGAAATTTCTTTAACATTAGATTTTTCAGGTAATCCAAATTTAGAGGGGTTATTGTATATATCCTGTACATACTTCAACCATCCTTCAGTTCCAAATAGACCAGCT